TCATTCCGGGCAATCTTCATCTGCCATTTCAGCGGCAGTTTTCTCGCCTTCCTGTTGAGACTGAACATCCTGAGGTGACGTCGCCACCTGACTGCCGTCCTGCCCAGCAGGCGCAAGAGGCATGGTGCTGCCATCCTTGGCAATGGCGTTGCTGCCGGACTCGGCACCAGTTGTGGCTGCCGCATCCTGCCCGGATTGCGGTGGCGCCTGTGTGGTGTCTGGCGTCTGCAAGGGGGCCATGCTGCCATCCTTGGAGATTGATGCCTGGTCGTCATGGCATTTTGCAGTGGCGGTGCCGCCAAGACCAATGGCGAGAATAGTGGCCAGAACTGCGGTTGTGCAGGTCTTCATTTTGACCTCCCGTGTTGTTGGCGCCCAATCGCTTAAAGCCACCATGTGGGCCCAGCGTTCCATCACATACGCGTTTTTGCGGAAATTCCAGAATGATGACACTGCCGATTATGCCGTTTCAGGCTGCTCGGGAACTCTTGCGCCGCAGGCGCGGACGCCGAAGCCTGATCGGCTTTTCCAAGGCTGTCGATATACCCGGCAAGCCTGAAAATGAGGATGAGGACTGCGAGGAGTTTCTGGAGGTTGAAAGTGGTATTGCCACGCATCACCGCCTTTTAATGCAGGAGGTGCAGACCTGTGTGGACACGCCAAACGGCCGGCTGATGGTATTCATGCCGCCCGGTAGCGCCAAAAGCACCTATGTCAGTGTGTTGACACCGCCCTTTGTTATGGGGCGCAAGCCCGGTTTCAGGGTTATCGGCGCCAGTTATGCGAGTGATCTGGCGCGCAAACTCGGGCGTCGCTGCCGCGCAATAGTTCGGCAAAGCGCCTACCGCACCACGTTTGGCACCGCGCTTTCCAGCGAAAGCGCGGCAGCGGATGAATGGGCACTGAAAAATGGTTCGGAATACATGGCGGGGGGTATTCTGTCCGGCATCACCGGCAATCGCGCCGATCTGGTGTTGATTGACGATCCGGTCAAAGGCCGGCAGGACGCTGAAAGCCTGGCGGTTCGCAAGAAGACAATGGACGCCTATCAGGATGACCTGATGACGCGGCTGCTTCCCGGTGGATCGGTGATCATTGTCCAGACGCGCTGGCACGAGGACGACCTCGCCGGGGCGATTCTGCCGCAGGGTTATGACGGGCAATCCGGCGCAATCGAATGCCGCGATGGTCAGACCTGGCGCGTGGTCTGTTTGCAGGCAAGGGCAGAGCGCGGCGACGACCCGCTGGGGCGGAAGCCGGGGGAGTATCTCTGGCCGGAATGGTTTGGCCGTGAGCACTGGCGACAATTCGAGCAGAACCCGCGAACCTGGGCCAGCCTGTTCCAGCAGCGACCGTCGCCCGATAATGGCGACATTTTTCAGCGCGAGTGGGTGCAGTATTACGACACTCTTCCGCAGGGTTGCCGTTTCTATGGCGGTTCAGATTACGCTGTGTCGGACGAGGGTGACTTTACCGTTCACGTTGTTCTGGCGATTGACCGCGACGGTAATTTGTACATTCACGATTTGTGGCGCGGCAAAGGTGAACCGGACAAATGGATTGAGCCGCTGCTGGATCTGGTGGAGCTTCACAATCCGCTCTGCTGGGCGGAAGAGGCCGGACAGATTAACAAATCCATTGGCCCGTTTCTTCGCCGCCGCATGGCAGAGCGCAAAGTGTTCTTTCAGCGCCGACAGGAAGCATCGACAACCGACAAAGTGGCGCGGGCGCGCTCGTTTCAGGGCCAGATGGCTTCCGGCAAAGTGTTCTTTCGCCGTGGCACCGAATGGCAGGCTGACCTGATCAGCGAGTTGATGGTCTTTCCAAATGGCCGCCATGACGATCAGGTTGATGCCATTACCAAGACAACACAGATGCTGGACCGCATGCGCGGCGCACCTGACAGCCAGGCTGCAAACACAATGCGCAATGCGTTTGCGGCACGCAATGCATTTGCCCCCAGAAAAGCAGGAACACGACTTTGAGCAACGCAACGGATTGGTCGGGCCGCATTGAAGAGGCGCGCCGGGTGGAAAGAGACTGGCGAACCAAGGGCAGGGAGGTGATCGACATTTACCGGGCCGAGAAAACTGCCGATGGCGGCAGCGGGCGCGGGCGATTCAACATGCTTTACGCCAATACATCCATTCTGGCCCCTGCGATGTATCAGCAGCCACCACGGGCGGACGTGCGCCGCCGCTTCAGCCGGGCAAACCCGGTGGCAGACCGCGCGGCCGCAATTTTGCAGGCGGCGTTGAATGCATCGTTTGAGACGGGTGGGCTGGACAGTGAAGTCAAGCGCATGGTGCAGGATGTGCTGCTGCCCGGGCGCGCAGTGCTGCGTGTCAGGTGGGTGCCCGTGGTTCAGGAACTCTTGAGCACCGGCCCCGACGGCGTGCCACTGAAAGAGGTGCGGAAGGTCTGGGAGACGCTGGAATACGATCACGTGTTCTGGGAAGATTTTATCTGTGAGCCGGCGCGCCGTTGGAAAGAAGTCAACTGGTGCGCTTTCCGCCATTATCTGACCCGGCAGCAAATGCGGGAAGAGTTTGGCGACAGCGAAGACATTGCCAGGCTTTTGGATGATGGTGAATGGTCGCGCGCAGCATTCGTTCATTCTCCATCCGATACGGAGCAACTGAGCAATACTTGCAAGTCTGCGGAGCCAAGGGCCATTGTCTGGGAATGCTGGGACAAGACTGGCCGTGTGATTGACTGGATTGTGCCGGGCATCAGCTCGCAATTGTTGCGGCGTGACGAAGATGTCCTGCAGCTTCAGGGATTTTTTCCATGCGCCGAACCGCTGACATCTGTTTCTACCAGCAACACAATGGTGCCGGTGCCGGAATATGAGATTTACCGCGACCTTGCAGCGGAAGTCGCCCGGCTGACCGAGCGCATAGATGCGATTATGAAGCGCATGCGCATACGCGGCCTTTTTAACGGATCAATCGAGGAACTGGCCGATGCGCTGGATGGCGAGGATGGCAAGATGGTTGCCGTTGCCTCCGTGGAAATGGAAGCTTTGGCCAGCAATATCTGGTTGATACCACTGGACATGCTGGCGCAGACCGCCATGGCACTCTACGGCGCGCGAGAGCAATCCAAACAGGCACTTTATGAAGTTACCGGCATTTCTGATGTCTTGCGTGGGGCGTCTGTAGCAGGCGAAACCGCCACTGCACAACGGATCAAAGGCAATTTCGGCACTTTGCGCATTGACGACCGGCGGCGTGCGTTGAACGGCACCATTCAGCAGGTTAATCGAATTGCCGCCGAAATCATGGCCTCGAAATTCTCCGCACAAACCCTGTCGATGATGAGCGGATATGAGCTGACGCAGGATGTCGAGGCGTTTCTGCGCAACGAGGCCATGCTGATGTGCCATGTTGATGTGGAAACAGACAGCACCATTGCAGCCGATGAGTTCGGCGAACAGGAAACCGCAACCCGGCTTGTGCAGGCCGTGGGCGGAATTCTGCAAACCTTTGCTCCCTTGGTGCAGGCCGGTTTCGCTCCGCCGGAATTTGTGGCCGAAACCATGAAAATGCTGCTGCGGCCCTTCAAGGGATCGCGCGATCTGATCGACATTCTGAACCAGGCGATTGAGCAGCAACAGCTTCAGCAACCGGCGCAGGACCAGCCGCAACCGCCATCCCAGGAACAGGAAATGGCTGGCCAACAGGCCCGGATGCAGGCTGCCAAAGCGCAGATAGACCTTCAGGCAAGGCAGCAGGACATGCAACTGCGGCAGGAAAAGCACGCAGTTGATATGGCACGTGCTCAACAGGACATGGCCTTGCAGCGCGAAAAAATGCTGCTGCAAACAGCACGAAGCAGCGCCCCACCACCCCCGCATATCTGAGGAAACCATGAACGATTGCCGTTCTGATTTTCCATGTCCCGGCATTGCCCGGGCCATGGCTCCATACCGCTCGCCCGTATCCGGGCGCGAAATCACCACCCGTGCAGAACGGGCGGAAGACCTGAAACGCCATGGCTGTGTTGATGCCCGTGACCTGAAGGGCATGCGGCTGGCCAATGGCACAACGCATAGAGGATAGATCATGCGCACGACGGACCAGACAGAAGCCCAGACAATTGATGACGCCCTGCGGGCGGCATTTGATACGGTAAAGGCCACACGGGCTGGAACTGACGCGCAGAACAGCCTCCGCACACAGAATCAGACGCCGGCTGCAACCGCCGAACAGGTGGTTGCGGCCCCCGATGAATGGACTGAAGCAGACCAGCTTGCGCTGGCCGCATTGTCACCAGAGGTGCAAGCCCTTCTTGGCAAACGGATTGGTGCAATTGAAGCTGGCCACACCAGCAAAATGAATGAACACGCCGGTGCCTTGAAGCTTGCAGAAGGCGTGAACGCTCTGCTTGACGGCGATTTGCGCGGTCGCCTGCAAGCCTCTGGCATGGACGAAATTGCCGGTCTTCAGCATCTGATTAATCTTGAACGCTTTGCCACAAAAGATCCTGCGGGATATCTGCGGTTTGTCGTCCAGCAGGTTCAGGCCAACGGGGTTGATCCGGCAATGGTGCTTGGCCTGCGCACCGATGCCTCTGCGGCGGAGGACGACCCGTTTCAAGACCCGCGTGTCGCCAGGTTGCAAAGTCAGATCGGCGCAATGCAACAGCATTTGCAGCAGCAGGAGCTTGCCCGCCAGCAGGCAATTGTTGAGCAGCAGATAACCGCGTTCAAGGCCGACCCCCGGCACAGTCACCATGATGCCGTAACTCAGGACATGGCTCTGTTGTTACGGGCGGACCCAAAGCTTTCGCTTGAGCAGGCCTATGAACGTGCTGCGTGGGGCAACCCATCTGTGCGACAGCAAATGACGGAAACCGAATTTGCCAAACGGCAAGCTGATGAGCGAGCAAAGCTGGAAGCGGCCCAGGCCGCAAAAGCTGCCCGGCATAATGTCCGGGCTGGCGGGCGCGCTCTCAGCGCCAAGCCGGAAATCAACAATCTCGATGACGCAATCAACGCCGCCCTTGCCGGGCTTGGCGCATAAAAAGGAAGTATCTCATGTCTCCAGCCATGCTACGCCAGCTGCTTGCAACAACAATTTCCAACTACCGCAGCCAGCTTTATGACAACATCACTGGCTCCAACCTCATTCTTGCGACTTTGGAGAAAAAGGGCCGCATCACGTCTATCGACGGTGGCGCAGACATTCGCGGCCCGGTGATTTTCGATGAGGAAGAATTCAAATGGTATGATGGAATGGACAGCCTTGGCCGTGTCCAGAAGGAAACCATAGGCGAGGCGATTTACAGCCCCGGCATGGCAGCCGCTTCCATTACCCTTTCCGGTGAGGAAATGGCCAAGAACAATGGCAAGTCGCAGATCGTCAAGCTGATGCGCGGCAAAACGCAGAACGCCGAAAACACTCTGAAATCCGGCATCACCCGCGCCATTTATGGCGATGGTACGCTGGCAAAGTCTTTTGTCGGTCTGGACGCCATTGTTTCTGATACGCCAGCAGTGGGCACCGTTGGCGGCATTGACGCGGCTGCCAAGGCATGGTGGCGCAATAAGGCCGTAACTGTGGCCATGGCGGGTGCTGCGGATGACGCAGAGCGCTATCGCCGCCTGCGCAAAGGGATGAGCGCCTTGTATCGGGCCTGCGCCGTTGGCACCGAAAAGCCGGATGTCATTACGCTGGAAGATGATGTCTATGGCGTGTTTGAAGGCGGGTTGCAGGAAAACCAGCGTTATGCCGATGCCAATGCGGCGGCGTTGGGCTTTGACACGCTGAAATTCCGCCAGGCATCGGTGATCACCGAAAGTGCTGGCAGCGCGCACCCGGCTGATCATGGCTTTTTCATCAACACGGACTTTCTGGGTCTCGAATATTATGAGGGCCGCGGGTTTGATGAACTGGACCTGCCGGAATCCACCCCGGATGTTGATGCTGTTACCAAGCACATTGGCTTCATGGGCGCGATGACCTGCTACAAGCGCAACCGCCATGGCCGGTTGATTGTCACCGGCCTCTAATTTCCCCCGCATTCAATGTGAAGCGCCGTCGCAAGGCAACTTGCGGCGGCTTTTGTTTTTACAGGAGAGCAGAATGATCCGATTTTACGACAAGGCTGAACCGGCAGAGACCGGAGGCGACGGCCTGGCTACCTACCGGTTGGAAACCTATTTCGAAGCTTACCGCGACATCACCACGCGGATCGTGCGCCGGGCGCGCCCGGCCGACATTGCTGCATATCCGGCACAATACGCTGCTTACCAGGCTGCGCGGGTGGATGCTGATGATGGCTTTCCGCTTGTGGCCTGGCCCGGCGCGGATGAGGCCGTGCGGTTGGGTCTTGCCGAACGGGGCATATACACCGTGGAGCGTCTGGCACAGGCCGACCTTGCCGCTGCGCCGGTGGAATATCGTGATGCCCAATTGAAGGCCGCAAAATTCATCGATGACATTCGCATGGATGCGCCACGACTTGCGGCAGAGATTGCACAGTTGAAAAGCGAATTGACTGCCCGGGATGAGGATATTGCCGAACTGCGCAGCGAGATTGCGCGGCTGAAAAAACCGGCGAAAAAGCCCGCAAAGCCTGCTGAGGGCGAATAATGCAGGTGGGCTCGCTGGTTCAGGAAATTCTGGTCAGCCTGCAGTTGGCGCGACCGGGCACTGTGGTTGGCAATTCTGACCCGGCTGTTTCGCAAATGCTGTCGGCGCTTGCATCGGCAGCGGACGAACTGGTGCAGCGCCACCCATACACCCGCTTGCTGGTGGATGGAAAATGGGTGCAACCCGCTATCGGCCCCGCAACCGATGCTGTGACGCTGGATACGGACGAAATCCTGTTTGACACTTCCACCATTCGCGCCGCCACCAAATGGCGTTGGCAGGAGTGGAACGGGCTGGATTATGCCGAGGCTTTTCGGCAAACCGAAGACAGCATTTCGCGGGCGGCGGCGCGGCACTTGCGAGCAACACGCAGTGAGGTGGTTTATTGATGCGCCAGCCCCTTATTCGCCGTGTTTCACCCGGCATGCGCCGCGCGATGCCACAAACCATTCAGGCGCCCTATGGCGGCATCAACGGAGTTGACGCGCTGGCCGGGGGCATGAACCCGGTTGACGCAATCGATTTGCGCAATTTCATCTGCATCGATGGCGGGTTGGAAACCCGCGCCGGGTATGCAATCCGCAATGACCTTGGCACCGGTGCGCCAGTGCATTTTCTGCACAAAATGCCAGCCGGTGACTCCAGCATCGCGGGCAGCGGCGGCAAGCTGTTTTCGGTGGCGGGCGGCGTCACGCTTCTGGCGTCCGGCTTTACGTCCGACCGCTGGCGCTGTGCCGTCATGAACCAGCGGCTTATGCTGGTGAATGGCAGTGATGCACCCCGCACAGTATACGCCGGTTCCGTCACTGCAACGGCGTGGACCGGACCCGCCGACCTGACAAAGCTGCACCGGGTGCGCGCCCATGCAAAGCGGCTGTTTTTTGCGGAAAAGGGAACAGCAAGCTTCTGGTACACGGAAGCGCCTGGCAATATTGCAGGCGCGTTGAAATCCTTCGACCTTTCCGGCATTGGCAATCGCGGTGGCACACTGGTGGACATTGCCACAATGGCACCGGATGGCGGGCTTGGCGGCGACGACGACGCAATCGTGTTCTTCATGTCGTCGGGAGAGGCGATTGTTTATCGCGGATCCAACCCGGATGATGCGGGTAATTGGGGCCGCGTTGGCGTGTTTCAGGTTGCGCGGCCGGTGGTGGCGGAAAGTCATGCGGGCGATGTTCTGACAGTTTCAGCCGATGGGTATTCTGAATTGTCGCGGGTATTGCCTGCGGGCCGCTCTCCGGTTGCCGGGTTCGGTGCAAAGCTTGGGCGCATCGCCCGCCGCGCGGTGGCTGATTTTGGCCACAACCCCGGTTGGCAGGTGTTGTATCACCCCGGCCAAGGCTTGTTGCTTGTGCATTTTCCGCAAACTGCCACCAGCGGCCAGCAGCATATCTTGAACATGGCAACCGGCGCATGGTCGCGCTGGACAGACATGCCGGCCACCACATGGGGCCATATTGGCGATGCGCTGTGCTTCGGCACATCCGACGGCAAAATTTGCTCATATGGCGCAAATTCTGATGCGGGGGCGCCGATTGTTGCAACGGCGCAGGCCGCATGGAATGTGATGGGTGCGCCAGGGCATAAAAAGCGCATTGGACTGGTGAAGCCCTACGTAACCTCAATGGCAACGCCCACAGTACGGCACATTATCGGCGTGGATTTTCGAGCGCCGGTCTATGGCGCGGCGGCGGGCCTGACCGTGGCGGATGATACCGGCATATGGGACACAAGCGACTGGGACCACGCCGTTTGGGCGGGTGCCGAAAAGGTGACGGCGGATTTTCGCGGTGGCGGTGCACTTGGCGAGTGGATTGGCCTGGGCCTGCGGGTGGACAGTCAGGCCGGGCCGGTTAAGTGGCTGGCGACGACAATGAATGTCGAATTCGGGGGCTGAGCCATGGCCTACGAATTGTTGCTGAATGAAAGCGATCTGGTTTCGCGCTGGATTGCCAGACAAATCACCGATGAGCCAGATTTGTCCGGCGCTGTAGCCTTTGGCGCGGTGCGTAATGGCATGCTGGTTGGCGGCATTGCCTTCACAGAAATGCGCCATCCCGACATGCGCGTAACCGTGGCCGGTTATGGGCCATGGCTGTCGCTGCGCCTGCTGCGAACCGGCTTTGCCTATGCGTTCATTGATCAGGACTGTCGGCGGATAACCGCCATGGTCAAACGCACCAACAAGCCATCCCGCAAGCTGGTGGAAAAGCTGGGTTTCAAACTTGAAGGCGTTCACCGGCAATCCTTTGCCGATGGTGGAACGCTGTGCAGCTACGGAATGCTGCGAACTGAATGCAAGTGGTTGAAGGAAAAGAATTATGGGTAAATCAGCACCAAAAGCGCCGGATCCATACGCAACAGCGGCGGCGCAAACGCAGGCCAATACTGCCGCCACTCGTGAAAGCGCCAAGCTGAATGCTGTAGACCAGTATGGGCCTTATGGCTCGACCACGTACCAGCGTGCTCCTGATGGCGTCCCGGTTTCTCAGACAGTCAGCCTTGCGCCGGGCGTGCAGAATGTTTTCAACAATCAGGTGGGTATTGCAGACCAGTTGACCGGCAAGGCCAGCCAGCTGGTCAACCAGATACCAACAGGGCCAATGGATATTTCCGGCCTGCCTTCGCGCCAGACCAGCATTGCAAATGCTGGTGCTGTGCAAGGCTCTGTGCCTTCACAGTCTGCCAATCTGCAAACCTACAATTCGAATGGTTTGCCGGAACTGCCAGGCGCCAATGATTTTGGTGCGGCCGCAAAAACTGCGCAGGATGCGGCATTTGCCAAGGCGCAGGCATTGTTACAGCCGGGGCAGCAGCAAGAACAAAGCCAATTGGTGCAATCGCTGTCAGATCGCGGCATTCCACTGGACAGTGCCGCGGGGCAGGCAGAGCTAAACCGCATGCAGCAGGCGCAGAGCGAGGCGCAAAACCGCGCGGCATATGATGCTGTGTCGGCTGGCGCGGCAGAGCAATCACGGCAATACGGTCTGGCTGCAGCCGCACGCAACCAGTTGCATAGCGAGGGGCTTGCCACCGCTGGTTTCAACAATCAGGTGGCAGATAGCCGGTTCGGGCAGGATATGACGGCGGCGCAGTTCGCCAATTCCGCACAGGCACAGCGTTACGGCCAAAGCTCGCAAAACGCAGCATTCACTAACCAGCAGCGCAACGACGCTCTGACTGAATCCATGATGCTGCGGAACCAGTCGTTCAACGAGGCCTCGGCAATGTTGCAGGGCGCACCTGCCATGCAGTCGCCGGGCTTTATGAATCAGCCGGCCTATTCGATGCAGCCCGCCGATATTACCGGCCAGATCAACCAGAATTATCAGAACCAGTTGAACAGCTACAACAACCGGCAACAGGGACTTTGGGGCTCCGTCTCAAACCTTGGAACAGCCTGGTTGATGAGTTGACTGTGATGAGCGGAGATAACGAAATGATTCGACCCATTGAGATCGGCCCACAGAAGTCGAATGCTCTGGCAGAAGCTTTGCTGGCAAGGACAATGCGCAGTCAGGCTAGTAGCCCGTTTGAGGCCTTTAGCAACATAGCGACCGCCTATATGGCCGGAAGGCAGATCGAAAATAACAGCAACTACAACAATTCAAGGCTGGCTCACGGGCTTAACCGCGAGAATGGGGCAATGACGATGCAGCCCAATGAAGGCTGGCAGGTTGTGGACGGTTTGAGAATTCGGAGGAAGTGAGATGCCAATTTTTGAAATCTACGCTCCAGATGGCAAAATCGTCCGGTTAGATGAACCAGACGAAGCAACCGCTATCGCAAAATTCAAACAAGATTCTGCACAACGGGTAAACCCGCAGTCAAGGCAGCCTCAATATGATGGATTTGCAAATTTAGGGGCTGGTATGACCGAGGGAATGAGCCATGTGTTTGGCGCTCCCATAGGTGCGTCGCGTTGGATGGAGGAAACGGTAGGCTCCTTACATCCAGCCTTTGACCCCGATAACACCGCAGCCAACACTACTGGTGAAAGGGCTTTGCGTTATGCAGGCAATGCTATCGGAGCTACGCTTGCAACGCTCCCTCTTACGCGGAGTGTTCAACTGCTTGCAAGAGTTGGAATTCCAGCTATGACGTTTTTAAGCCGGTTCGCTGGCCAAACCAATAGTGTGGGAGGTGCCACAGCGGAAATGTTTGCGGCTGGTGTGGGAGGGGCCACTTCAGCTTGGACACAGGAGCAAGTTCCGGACAAATATAAGCCCACTGCTGGTCTCGCGGGCGAATTGGGTGGCAGCCTGTTTGGCACTGCACTTACCGCTGTCCCTAAACTGGCTTGGGCAGGGGTGCGCACTTCCGGGCAACTGATTGGGGATTTCATCGCCCCGCTTACGCAAACAGGCAAGGAGCGTATTGCGGGCGAGAAGCTTATAAAGTGGGCCGACGATCCAGAGCTTTTCCGAGAACAAGCGTCAAATCAAGTAATCGAGCTGGTTCCCGGTTCAAAGCCGACGCTAGGCCAGCATACAGGCGACGCTGGAATCACTAGGCTGGAACACAAATTGCATGGCCAACAGCCTTCGGCTTTCGAGCAGCGAATACTGGATCAGAATGCTGCTCGCCGATCCGCATTGGCAAATATCGCTCCACACGGTTCAGCAGACAGTGTTTCAATGCTTTTACGTGAGCAATTGGCTGGTATCGACAATGAAATAGCAAGCGTTGTCACAGATGCAAGAAAGCTCTCTGACGCTACGGTAGACCAACTCGGTTACCCATCATCGCCAACCGAGGCTGGTGGCATAATGCGTGCCGAACTAGAGGCTCGCAGAATTGCCGCAATGAAAAAAGAAGCTGATTTGTGGAATGCAGTCGATCCCGATGGAAATCTGGCAATGCAGCCACAAACGACAGTTAGCGCCGTGGCGAATATCCACCGTGATATTCCCAAATCGGCCAAGCTGCCAATGGGTGAAGAGGCTGGAATTTATAATACTGTCACCCAGTATAAGAATATCATACCATTCCGTGAAATTTCGGTGCTCCGGTCACGTGTATCCCGGGCAATGACAGAAGAGTACAATCTTCGTGGAAAGTCCGAAGAATGGCATAGACTGTCAAGTATTCGAAACTCTATTGATGAAGACGTCGGAAATGTTGTAAATTTTGGAATTTTACAAGACAGTAAGGCTGTTGGCTCTGGAGTTCTGGCTGAGAAAGACGCATTCTCGTCCAGAGTTTTAGGAGTATTGGAAGAGTGGGATGTTGAGCGAGGCTCAAGAGCAATCGGTCAGGACACTGGCTCTTATATTGTCGGAGCGAGAGCCCAAGGAACAAATGCCGTTAGTGGCCTTTATGGAGCAGTGCGCCCGCCAGCGCGGGGATCTGCAACTTCTGAAGGCGTGCCGGGACTACCGGGCGATTCGCGAGGCGGGCAAATTGCACCTTTATCTTCCCCCCTCGACGAGGCAGCACGCGGAAGAGTGATTCAAGCGCAAAATGCATCTCGGAATTTGGCTGCAACCTTCGACGAATCTCGTTTCGGGCCAATGCTGGAACGCGCTTCCTACACCGCACCTTACAAGACGGAGGCGGCAAGTTTTGCCGCGAGTGTTTTTGCGCCAGGTCCGGAGGGCCGAGCGATTATTGCAGATTTTCAAAAGGCAGGCGGTACCGAAGCAGCGATGAAAGCGCTTGAGGGCTACGCCGTGAATAGCTTGCGGAAATTCGCAATGAAAGCCGATGGCAGTATCGACGCGGAAAAACTGCTGAAATGGCGGTCGCATTATGATTCGGCATTGCAAGGTCTGCCCGATTTGAACCAACGCGTTCTCAGTGCTGAAGATGCTGCACGCGCGATGGAAAAAGCGATGGGCGATCGTGCCAACGCGGTTGCAGATCGACAGATTGGAGCTTTGGGCACGCTTCTGAAGATGGAAGATCCCGCGACGATTCGAAATTACCTTGGGCGGCTATACGAGACGCCCGGCGGATATGACGAGCTCCTGACAGTCCGACATGCTCTTGGTGATGATCAAAAGGCACTTGAAGGCATGCGACGGGCAACAGCAGACTATTTTTCTTCGCGCATTCTTTCTGATGTCGCTGGTAATGCCAAGGCCAAGGACTTGTTGAAGGGAGACGAGGTCCGATCTTATGTTCAAAAGAATGAAAAAGCCCTACGTCTCGTTCTTTCGAAAGAAGAGTTCGACACAATGTTGGCGGTGGCCACCGATGCGGGGAGGTCCTACGGACCGGAGTCTATCCTGCAGAAGGTGGTTGGAGGGCAGGGTGTTTGGCAGAGGCTTAAAGAACCGCTCGGGGCGGGCGTGGGTGGCACGGTAGGAAACGTCGTAGCAGGGGATTACGGCAGTATTGCCGGAGCTGCTGGCGTGAGCAGCCTCCAAATATTTCTGGGCGCTCTCCGTCAGAACGGAATTGAGTCGGCTGAGGATCTTCTTAGAGATGCCGTTCTCAATCCACAGCGAGCGGCATTTCTGATAACGAAAATTCCGGCTAACAAACCGCATGTTGAGAATAAAATGTGGGAAGACCTTGCTGCTCGCTACGTGCGGTCCGCGACAATTTCGAGTTTGTTACCTATTGAATCTGAGCAGTAACTCCAAAGCCTTATCAGCCTGATTGCGGCTTTGGACCTGAGCCATATAAGCCATTAGCTGACAATAGCCCCGCTCCGGCGGGGTTTTTTATTGGAGAAACCCATGCCCTTCACTGGCAACAATTTCGTGCGCAACCAGAACTTTGTTTCTGATCGCAATGCTGGCCCGCCAGACGACCTTATTTCCGCTGATAAGGTGGATAATGAACTGGACAATATTGCCGATGGATTGACGACCGTTAAAACTGCCGCGGCCACCGCCGACAGCAAAGCTGTGACCGCCGAAGCCCGCGCCGTTCAGGCAGAGGTAAACATTCGCGATGGCGTGGAAGCCGGGGCGAATACATTGGCGAAACTGCTGGCCATGGTTCGTGGCTGGTTTCCCGTGCTGGCGATTGGCATTGCCGGGCGCTATATGCGGGTGAATGCTGCCGGCACCGCGTGGGAAAGTCGGACACCTGCACAAACTAGGGCAGATGTTGGCGCTCTGGCTGCTGCTGGCGACACCATGACTGGGCTGCTGACATTCAACAAAGCCTTGTCCAGCAGCAATATGCTTGCCGATCTGATGCAGGGTTACGGCGTCTACTCCGACAATACCGGCATCAATGGCAACCGTCTGTGGCTCAATGCACCGAATGGCGGTCAGATCATCATAGGCCCACGCGCTGGGGCGGATAGTCTTGCGCAGGTCAATATCAAAGCCACCAGCGCGCAGGTGAATGGCTCGGCGATTTGGACAGAGGCTACCTTCAACCCTGCCACGAAGGTGAATGTGACGGGCGGCGTCCTGACCGGAAATCTGCTGGTTTCCAAAGTCGACCCTAAGTATCAGCTCACATATCCCGGCGCGCGATCGTGGTCGTTCGACATCCACCACACCGGACGCCTGCGAATTGTGGACGAAACGGCCGTTGTTGACCGGGCCGTGTTTGAAACCAGCGGCAATGTCTGGCTGAATGGCCGGTGGCTGAGTGATGTTTATGCCGCTGTAGATTACGCCGGTACACGTTCCAACGATGCCTGGACCAAGGCCGATGATGCGCAGAACAACCGGATAGTTCGCGATTCCGTGGACATTGGCGGGCTGTTTGGTGGCGATCGTTACCGGCCATTTTTCCGTAAAAGTTCAGATGGCACATACACCCACATGATCAGCACCGTGCTGAACCAGGTTTTCGCCGTCAACCGCAAGAGCGGCTATATCGAATTCAATTCGGATATCGGAATTGTTGGCTGCAACTACTTTGTATCGGATGAGCGGGCAAAACAGGTTCATGGCCCTGCTACCAAAGCCGCATTGCCGGTGATTGATGCCTTGTCATTCATCGACTTCAACTACTCCGCTGATGGCTTCGACAAAAACACCCGTCATGAAATCGGCTTTTCCGCGCAAAAGCTGCAGGCCGCCGAACCGACATTTGTAACCGAAATTGGCGAGTATTTATCGCCGAACCCGGCCACTCTTCTGCCTTATCTGGCAAAGGCGGTTCAGGAGCTTTCCGCCCGCGTGAGGCAGTTGGAAAGCCGGTAGCGACTTCAACATTCTGACTTGCCCGCCGCCATTGGGCGGCTTTTTTTATGGAGGTGACCATGCCTGCAATTGATCGGTTTGCCAGTGCTGCCGTCAAGGAATTCGCCCCGGCTACCGCTGTTTTTGCGGTAACGCCGCATGATGTGAATGAGTTGGCCTATGTCACCAATGGCATTTATGTTGGTGGTGCCGGTGATATCGTCCTGGTAGACAAAACCAGCGGCACAGCGGTGACATTCAAGGCCGTACCTGCTGGTTCCATCCTTCCGGTTCGCACCGCGAAGATTAATGCCACCAGCACCACGGCCACCCACATTGTGGGGCTGGCATAATGTCCCCGGCAATCGGCCTTGCCATTGGCATCGGGTTTAACAACAAGCCGCCTGGCCCGGTGCTTGACCCCGATGCAATGGCGCTCATCGCCCGGATGAGTGTCGAGCCGAATGCAAGCCGGAAGCTGCTGATTTCAAATCTGATCAAAGCTTTGAAGGCAGGCGGGGTCTGGTCAAAGCTTGATGCATTCTATGTGCTGGCCTCCCATGATGCTCAGGCGGCAAGGCTGAATTGGGTTTCCGGCCTGCTTGGACTAAGCCTGGTTGCATCGCCGGTTTTTACGGTGGACAGGGGCTATAAGGGCGATGGAGTTTCAGCCTATCTGGCCATCGCCAGTCCATTGGCCGATTCAGTGAAGTTTCAACTGACTGACGCCAGTGCGGGGTTGTGGGCGCAGGAAGTGGTGAATACCGCGAACAAGGTTGCAATGGCAGGCGGCGCAAGTGCCTACACAAACATCTACCCCTTGAACACCGCAGGCACACAGTTTTCAGCCAGGACGAACTCCAATTCATCGGGCTATAGGAATGGGGGCGGGACGGGGATGTTTCACACGTCAAGGGTTAGCGAGCCTGGTTACACTCAGCGTCACGGCTTGGCGGCCCGGTATGACATGAATGGCGTGGCATATGCGAGGGCTGTTCCCGAGCGAATTCTGGCGGGTACCAGCGGGTGGGGCTTTTCCGAGCATCGGGTGGCAGCGGCATATTTTGGCGCAGGCATGACTGTCGGGCAAGAGGACGCGATCACAAACGCACTCTCAACATACATGACAGCAGTGGGGGCGGCGTAATGGAATGGATTTTGATGACGCCCGACCAACGCGCCCGGGCAACGGTGCTGAACGACCGGAATGCCATGCTTGGCTCACGCCGGATCGTGAATGAAAAGGCGGGTGAACTCGTCGGGAAATGGGTGGCGCCAGCGCGACTGCTGGAAGATCCGGATTACGAGCGATGGCATGAAAGGCTTTCCCCGTTGCCGCGGATTGTGGCCGAAGGTGATGACCTTTTCGAGCCGCCAGCATCTGAACAAATCGACTGATTCAGCCCGCCACGAGCGGGCTTTTTTAATGAGGATTTACATATGAAAATGAGCAAACAGGGCCTTGCCGAATTGGCGGGTCATGAGGGCCTTGTCACGTCCAGGTACAAGGATAGTGTCGGCATCTGGACCATTGGCGTTGGGCACACAAAAGCAGCGGGCGCGCCCGATCCTGCCAGCGATAAACGAACATATACCGTATCAGAGCTGCTGGACCTGTTTCGACAGGATGTCGCCAGATACGAGGCAGAGGTGCTTCGGGCGCTGAAGGTGCCCGTAAACCAGACGCAGTTCGATGCACTGGTCTCGTTTCACTACAACACTGGGGCTATCGGCTGGGCCGGACTGACCAAGGCGATCAATTCTGCAGATATGAAGCGGGCAGCCGAGTTGTTCATGAGCTGGAAAAAGCCGGCTGAAATCATCCCTCGCAGGAGAGCGGAGCAGAAGCTGTTTCGCGACGGCGTTTACTCAAATCAGGGCAGGGCAACCGTTTATCCGGCGACGGCGGGCGGCGTTGTGCAATGGGCCAAGGGCCAGCAGGTCGATGTTCTGCAGCTTTTGAGAGAAGCAATCTGATCCATAGGAGTCATGTGATGAATCGACTGAAATCTGGTCTCATATCCGGAATTCTTGCCGGCTTGAACGCTGCCGCCGCCAGCCCGTCTGTCGCAATGGATGCGAATGCCGTGCCCGCAGTGCAGGCGGCAGTGGAAAGGGCAATTGAACCCATTATCGCCAATGAAGCCAATGCCGAGCCCTGGTTTCGCTCTCGCGTGACATGGGGTGCCATAGTTTCTGTTGCGGTGCCTGCTCTTTCTGCACTGGGTGTTGCCACAGAATGGCTGCAGGCAGATGAACTGGTTGCGCTGCTAACGGCGACCGGTGCAACTGCTGGCGGCGCATTGACGCTCTACGGCCGGTGGCGTGCCAAAAGGACGATTGGAGCCGGAAGCCAGTGAGTGAGCACAACACACCGTCTGCCCAATGGGCGGAGCTGCCATCCGACACGCGCGAATTTTTGCAGCGGCTGGAGAGGGACGACATTGCCCTCCTGGAATCAGGGATTGAGCTTGTCCGCTCATCTGTCACCGTTGGCAAATTCGTGAGATGGCTGGCGATATCCATCGCCGGTGGTTTTCTGGGAGCATTGCTGCTTTGGGAAGGCGCCATAAAGCTGGCAGGCTGGGTTAAAGGCGCTGGCCGCTGATTATTCAGAGATGCACGGATTAAATCGTCTTTGCAGAATGGCCCCCGCAGCGGTCATTCTGCAGAACTTCCTGCCGCCATGGTAACTTCTGGTAGTTGATCTCTTTAAGTCAATAATTTCCAAAAATTTCATTGTAAATTTCTGGAATGATTCGCAATGATCGAAATGATTTTTACATCTCAGTCGATGGATGTTTGTTGATATTTATAAAGGGCAATAAAAACATTCAACCTTAAGTAGAAATTTTTAATAATATTAGGGGTTATTAACAGCTAAATCAGATCCTCCATAAAAATATCTGGAAAAGCTTCACATGAATGGTATGGCTGCAACCGCAGAGTACCAGAGGGGGCCATCATGACAATAACTCATAATAAACTGGTAATGGTTGCCAGTCAGCCGGGTTCAAATGTAATGGAAACATCATCACCCAAAGCAAAGCCAACCGGTCGAGTGCGTTTGCGCATCAAGCGGCAGAAGCACTGGGCCGAGCAGGCACCCTGGTTGGCCTATTTGCGTTGGGAAGACAGCGCCAACTCTCTTTCCTTCCAGGCAAATGTGCCAGTGTCACCCACCGGTTCTGCTGCCTACCTGCTGCCAGGGGAAACATTTTCTGCAATGCTTTGCCGGTCTGGTGCCAGCGGTGCACCGGCAATGTTGCCTTTGCCTGGAATGGTGGTGAATGGCAGGCGCTATCGCGGTGGCAATCCGGCTCAGAAAGACAACTGGCCCTTGCTGAATTAGGTGCGAGACTTCGCGCCGCCCGCCTCGTCTTCAGCAATCGCGTTGCAACTCCGCGAGCTGGCACTCCGCGATTTGGTGAACAGATTAATAAATATTAACGTGGACAAATCCGGGCGATCACGCCAGATTACTTTATGTTTCTGACGTGATTAACAGGAGCCGGACATGCCACATTCCGACGCCAGACTTGAAACCGCCATCGTTGACAGACTTGTCGGGGATCAGACGCTCACAAATATGCTGGGCGGGCCCAAAGTCTTCGAACACATGGCAAATCGTGCCAGTTTTCCTTATCTCACGCTTGGCTGCACTTCGGTTATTGATTGGTCGAGAGGCCTGGATGATGGCTCGGAATTTGTGCTGACGCTGCACATATGGGCAGGAAGTGAAGGAAAAGCTGAAACCTTTGAAATCATGAACACGGTTTCCGAGCGCCTGCATGAAAGTTGCCTGCCGTTGGAAGGTGAAGAAGTGGCTCGGCTGTTTCTGGAATTCGCCCAGGCTCGGCAGGAGCCCGAGAGCATCAATTACCACGGCATTCTGCGCTTTCGCGCTGTCCGTCAACTCCTCGCCTGAATGCCGGCTTGGGGAGGCTGACGCCAGGACCGACCTGCAAATTCAACTAGACGTTGGACCTAAAATACCTGTAAGCAGCGATGCGAAGCAGGCTCAGCATTTTTGATGCGTGTCTGGTGAAAACAAGGGCTGTTGCCCGGTGCGCGTCGGGAGATGAATGGTGAGTTTGACC